TGGTGATTATTCTGCAGTTGATAATTTTTTTGCAGGTGAAAATAAATTTTTTCAAAGTATTTTACCGCAAACACTTTATGAATCAGGTGTAGGGGTAGGTGGGTACACTGGTTCGCCCACAAATTATGTGGGTCAAGACGAATTAGGTAGATTTTTTGACATAGATGATCCGACACCTGGAATACTATCAAATAGAAGCGGATTTGGCGGCGGTGGCGGCGGTTCTTATGGTGGTGGTGGAGACTACGCAGCTGGTATAGCTGCAGGATTAGGTCGACGTCCAAAACAATTAGGCGATGAAGAAAATATACCAGCACATTTACGTATGCTTCAATACATGGTCAATGTGCATAAAGGCAACCCATACACAAAACTAGCCATGCGTAAAAAAGATGGCGGTTTAGCAACTTTAGTAGGAGATTAATATGTGGCATTTATTAGCAAAACCATTATTAGGCGTGGTAGCAGATGGAGTCAAAGGCTTCGTAGCGACTAAGAAATTAAATGGTGAAGTCAAGATTGCAAAAATTAAAGCAGAAAAAAAGAAACAAGAAGATATAGCAGCAGGCAAAATTAAATGGGAAGCATCAGCTGTGGATCAAATGAAAGGTTCGTGGAAAGACGAACTAATTTTAATTTGTTTATTGGCGCCAGCAATTGCAGTTTTCGTGCCTAGTTGGACACCACACATAAAAGAAGGCTTTGAAGCCTTGCATTCTTTACCAGATTATTATAAACATTTATTGTATTTAGCATGCTCAGTAAGTTTTGGCGTGAAGGCTGGACCTGCGGCAATGTCATTATTTAAAAAGGGGAAATAACTATGAAAAAAATAGATCCAAAAAAACAAAAAGGATTAGCTGCATTGAAGAAAAAGAAACCTGAAGTTGTAGCCAAAATGGGTTACAAGAAAAAAGGTGGTAAAGTCGTTGCTAAAATGGGTGGTGGTATGATGAAAAAAGATCCAAGTATGATGGGTTATAAAAGAGGAGGAAAGAAAAAGTAATGGGTAAATTATGTCCTAGAGGTAAAGCAGCAGCAAAAAGAAAATTTAAAGTATATCCTAGTGCATATGCAAATATGTACGCTAGTGCTGTATGTTCTGGTAAGGTTACACCTGGTGGCAAAAAGAAAAAAGCTTCAGGAGGTTATCACAATGATATATCACAAGGAAGAAAACAAGTTTCTAGTCAAAGAAAAGTTAATTTTAGCAATGGCGGCGCTAATATGATTTCTGCTGGCTGTGGTGCTGTAAAAGAAGGTAACAGGAAAAAAACTAAATTATTTACGTAATGGCTAAAAAAGGTCTACGTGAATGGGTTAAAGAAAAATGGGTGGATATTGGTGCACCTGATGGTAAAGGCGGATATAAACCTTGTGGTAGAAGCAAAGGTGAAAAAAGAAAAGGCTATCCTAAATGTGTACCATCATCAAAAGCAAGATCCATGAGTAAAGGTCAAAAAAGATCTGCAGTAGCTAGAAAAAGAGCTGCTGGTAACCCAGGTGGTAAACCAACAAACGTATCAACATTTACAAAGAAGAAAAAATCATGAAAAAAAATAACGTAAAGAAAGTAAAAAAAGTAATTAAAGGTTTGAAGAAAGCATCTAAATTACATGCAGGTCAAGCTAAAACTTTAAAAAGTATAGTGCGAAAAAAGAATGGCTAAAACAGCAGCATGGCAAAGAAAAGCAGGAAAAAATCCTTCTGGTGGATTGAACAAAAAAGGCGTTGCATCTTATCGTGCAGCTAATCCTGGTTCTAAATTAAAAACTGCTGTAACAACAAAACCATCAAAATTAAAAAAAGGTTCCAAAGCTGCAAATAGACGTAAATCGTTTTGTGCAAGAATGGAAGGAATGAAAAAAAGAAGAACCAGTGCAAAGACAGCTAAAGATCCTAATTCTAGAATAAATAAATCTTTGCGTAAATGGAACTGTTAGTATATAGACCATTTTAATGAGAGATGAGACTGCGATTTATTTAATCCTCAAAAAGATTAGAGTACGCAAGGAAGAGTTGAAAGAAGTCATAGCAGCTGGATTACCTAGCTGGGATGAGTACAATAAAACCGTAGGCGAATATAAGGCCTATGCAATAATGGAACAGGAGATTCAAGACCTGCAGAAAGATGAGGAAAACAATGACGGAGAAAGAATTACCTAAACGTGTATTCGCGTTAGAGGAAAAAGATTTGTCAGTAGAAGCTGATGAAAACAACAAAGTAGCTGAAGAAAAAGAAAATAAATTTCTTAAAAAAATTCAACAAGAAGCTACAAAAGATATAGAACATTTACCTGACGAAAAAATTATAGAGCGTTTGCCAGATCCTACTGGTTGGCGTCTGTTAGTGTTGCCATACAAAGGACAAGGTAAAACTAAAGGTGGTGTAATATTAGCTGACCAAACAATGGAAGAGCGTAGTTATACAACAGTGACTGGTTTGGTTCTTAAAATAGGACCAGATTGTTACAAAGATGAAACGAGATATCCAAATGGACCATGGTGTAAGAAAGGAGACTGGATTATATTCGGTCGTTATGCTGGATCACGTTTTGGTATAGAAGGTGGTGAAGTGAGAATACTTAACGAAGACGAGATAATTGCTGTGGTAAAAGACCCAGAGGATATCTTGCAATACAAATAAACAGGAGAGGATAGATGCCTGCAGACGCGCAACCAAAGGTAGAGTCACAAGAAAGTGCTGAAGCCGTCATGGTAGATTTACCATCAGATGGACCATCAATAGATGTGGAACTACCAGAATCAAAAGAAAGTAAAGTAGAATCTCAACCACAAGATCAACAAGAAGTAATAGTTGAAGATAGTGCATCTCAAGGAGAGATGGAGGACTACGGCAAAAAAGTTCAATCAAGGATTGATAAATTAACCAAAAAGCTTAGAGAATCTGAACGAAGAGAACAAGCTGCAATTGAGTTTGCTCAAGGATTACAACAAGAGTCAACAAAATTAAAGCAAAAGACTCAGTTGTTAGACACAGGATATGTAAATGAATTTGCATCTCGTGTTGAAGCACAAACAGCAGAAGCTAAAAAACAGCTAAAAGATGCTATGGATACAGGTGATATAGATGCACAAGTAGAAGCACAGCAAAAAATAGCCCGTTTAGCAGTGGATGCTGATAGAGCAAAGAAAAGCTTAGATCAACGTGAAAGATTAAAAAAAGAAATGGAAGCACGTGGAGTTGATCCTAATCAACCTCAAATGCCTACACAACAACCTCAACCAGCTCCACAACCAGAAGCTCCACCAGATCCTAAGGCAGAAGCCTGGGCTGAAAAGAACGATTGGTTTGGAAGCGATGAACCTATGACACTCACATCTTTTTCAATTCACAGAAAATTAGTTGAAGAAGGATTTGACACGAAGTCAGATGAGTACTATAGTGAGATTGACAAAAGAATGAGGGACACGTTTCCTCATAAATTTGGCGAACAAGTTTTAACGCCCACGCAAACTGTGGCCTCCGCTAATCGGAGTACTCAATCGGCTAGGCGCAAAGGTACTGTGAGACTCACACCATCACAAGTTGCCATAGCTAAAAAATTAGGTGTGCCACTAAGCGAATATGCGAAGTACGTGAAGGAGTAGGCATATGAATACAAATAATAAAAATAAACTACCGTCACGCGAGTCAGAAATTAGGTCTAAAGGAGAGCGACCTAAGGTATGGACTCCACCGTCTCAGTTAGACGCACCACCTGCACCCAATGGCTTTAAGCACAGATGGGTAAGGGCCGAATCAGTAGGACAGATGGATCAAAAAAATGTTTCAGCTAGACTACGAGAAGGATGGGAATTTGTGAGAGCAGATGAATATCCGGAAATGGAATGGCCATCAATCGATACAGGTAGATATGAAGGTGTTATAGCTGTAGGAGGTTTAATGCTAGCAAGAATCCCTAATGAGATTGTTGAACAACGTAAAGCTTATTTTGCAAAACAAACGCAAGATAAAGATGATGCGATTGCAAACGATCCTATGAAAGATCAACATCCTAGCATGCCAATCTCGAAAGAGAGAAGTTCTCGCGTAACATTTGGTGGCAAGAAAACCTAATAAGTTTTTCTAACACATAGTTACACAAAATTAACACACTCGAGGTGAGTGTGTTATAACAATTATGTAAGGAGATAATCATGGCTAATAATAACGCGCCATTCGGTATGAGACCAGTAGGTAGATTAGGAAGCGCTCCGATGACACAAGGTACCTCTAAGTACAAAATTGCAGATGGCTACGGCACTGCGATTTTTAAAGGAGATATTGTAAAGCTAGTAGCTGCAGGAACAATACAATTAAGTGCTGTTACTGATGTTGCTAACGTTGGTGTTTTCAACGGTTGTTTCTATAATGATCCTACTACTAAAAAACCGACATTCTCAAATTATTATCCTGGAAGCATTACGCCTTCTAGTGGTGATATTGAGGCATTTGTCTATGACGATCCAAACATGCTTTTTGAAATTCAAGACAATGGAACTTTAGGTCAAACTGCTATTGGCGATAACGCTGATCACGTAGCTGGCACAGGTTCTACTGTTGATGGACAATCTAGAAACGAGCTTGGTTCTGCTGCTGGTGGAACTGCTCAACTTAGAATAATCCGAATTTCAGAAGATCCCGATAATAGTGATATTGCTTCTGCGAACGCTAACTTTATTGTTAAGTTCAACGAACACCTTTATTACAATAACGGGGCAGGCGTATAAACCTAAGGAGATATTGAACAATGGTAATTTCAAGAATGCAATTGGTCAAAGAACTCGAACCAGGCTTAAACGCATTGTTTGGGTTAGAGTATGACCGATACGAAAACCAGCACACAGAAATTTTCGATGAGGAAAGTTCTGATCGTGCTTTTGAAGAAGAAGTAATGCTTGGTGGGTTTGCCAATGCAGCTGTAAAGCCTGAGGGTCAAGGTATTGTATACGAAGACGCTCAAGAAACTTTCACTGCAAGGTACACACACGAAACTGTTGCTTTGGCTTTCTCACTAACTGAAGAAGCTGTAGAGGATAACCTCTATGACAAAATCAGCACTAGATACACAAAAGCGTTAGCAAGATCTATGGCTAACACTAAGCAAATTAAAGCAGCAAACATATTGAACAATGCGTTCAATGCTAGTTTTGCTGGTGGTGATGGTAAGGAGCTTTGTGCTACTGACCACCCAACGCTAAGTGGAAACCAAAAGAACGAGCTATCGACTGCAGCTGACTTAAACGAAACTTCGCTTGAGCAGATGCTAATTGATATTGCTGATATGAAGGACGAAAGAGGAATGAAAATTGCTCTACAAGGAGTGAAAATGATCATT